TACCAAAAGAGATGGCTCGTTAGAGACCCTTAGACTAGATAAGATTACCAACCGTATTAAAAAACAAACATATGGTTTAAATTCAGATTTCGTAGATGCGTTAGAGGTTGCTACTAAAGTAGTTTCCGGTATTTATGATGGAATTACTACAGCTGAGCTTGATAATTTAGCAGCAGAAACCGCTGCTTCTTTAAATCATGCCCACCCAGATTATTCATACCTTGCTGCAAGAATTGCAATTACGCGTTTACATAAAACCGTTAGTAAAAAGTTTTCAGATGTTATTGAATCTTTGTATTCATATATTGATCCTAAAACATTATTACCAGCTGGCTTAATTAACGATGACGTAATTAAAGCTGTTCGTAAGCATGCTGATACATTAAATGAATCTATCCTACACGATAGAGATTTTAATTTTGACTATTTTGGATTTAAGACCCTTGAAAAGAGTTACCTATTAAAAATAAATGGTGAAACTGCAGAGGCTCCTCAACATATGTACATGAGAGTAGCAGTTGGTATTTGGGGAGAAGATATTCAAAATGTGTTAAAGACATACGAATTATTGTCTACTCACAAAATGACACATGCAACTCCTACGTTATTCAACGCTGGAACAAGACGCCCTCAATTGTCTTCGTGTTTCCTATTAACTATGCAGGAAGATTCAATTCAAGGAATTTATAAAACCCTTTCTGATGTGGCAGCGATTTCACAAAATGCAGGTGGAATTGGGTTATCTATACATAATATTAGAGCAACGGGTTCCTATATTAAAGGAACAAATGGATCCTCTAATGGAATTGTTCCAATGCTTAAAGTATTTAACGAAACAGCTAGATATGTTGATCAAGGTGGCGGAAAGCGTAAAGGCTCATTTGCAATTTACCTTGAACCTTGGCATGCTGACGTCGAGGATTGGTTAGATCTTCGTAAAAACCATGGTAAAGAAGAACGCCGAGCTAGGGATCTTTTCTTAGCATTATGGACGCCTGATTTATTTATGGAAAGAGTTGAAGCCGATGCAGATTGGACTCTATTTTGTCCAGCTGAAATTGGTGTTGAACTTTGGGAAATGCACGGTCAAGAATTTAAAGAAAATTACGAAAGACTTGAAAGTGAAGGAAGGGGTCGTCGCACAATAAAAGCAAGAGCTCTTTGGCAAAGGGTATTAGAATCTCAAATTGAAACAGGTACTCCTTATATTCTTTATAAAGATGCAGCTAATGAGAAATCTAATCAAAAAAATCTAGGTACAATTAAGTCTTCAAACTTATGTACAGAGATTATGGAATACACAAGCAAAGACGAGCAAGCTGTTTGTAATCTTGCTTCAATTGCAGTTAATCAATTTATCAAGTTTCCAGAGAAACGATCGCTAAAGCAGCGTAGAGCTCATGCAGAATACGATCATCAAGCACTATACGATGTTACTTATCAAACTACCCTAAATCTTAATAAGGTAATTGATATTAATTTCTATCCAACTCCAGAGACCAGGGCCTCTAATATGAAACACCGTCCAATTGGAATCGGTATTCAGGGATTGGCCGATACATTTGCAATTTTAGGCTTACCTTTTACTTCAGATGAAGCTAAATCTCTAAATGAAGACATTTTTGAAACAATTTATTTTGCTTCAATGAAAGCTTCAGCCGATCTTGCTAAGAAACTTGGTGCATACGAATCGTTTGAAGGCAGTCCTTTAAGCCAAGGCCAATTTCAGTTTAATCTATGGCAAGCTGACGAGTCCAAATTTTCTGGAAGATGGGATTGGTCTGCATTAAGAAAGCAGGTTGTAAAAACTGGCGCACGCAATTCATTATTATTAGCACCAATGCCAACTGCGTCCACTGCTCAAATTATGGGTAATAACGAAGCGTTTGAGGCATTTACATCAAATTTGTATACTAGACGAACCCTATCTGGAGAATTTGTTATTGTTAACAAGCACCTAGTTAGAGACCTAGTTGAATTGGATCTATGGTCAGACAATATAAAGAATAGAATTATTACTGAAAAGGGCTCTGTTCAAAATATTGCAGAAATTCCTGTTGAAATTAGAGAAATCTATAAAACAGTTTGGGAATTAAAACAGAAAGACATTATTGATATGTCAGCTGACCGTGGTAAATTTATATGTCAGTCACAGTCGCTTAACCTTTTTATTAAAGATGCAAATGCTGCTAAATTAACTTCTGCACATTTCCACTCTTGGAGAAAGGGTCTTAAAACTGGAATGTACTACTTAAGAACCGAATCTGCCGTTGATGCAATAGCGGGCCTTGGAGTTGATTCAGCTGCACTAAAAAAGTCTACCCTAACTGCTGAGCAAATTCAAAGTGATTTAACTTGTTCAATTGATAATCCAGACGATTGTATTGCCTGTTCTTCTTAATAAATAGAATAAAGAGGCCAATACTATGCTTAAGAATTTTAATTCCTGGTTAACCGAACAAACTGACCCAATGTCAATGGATCCAGCGGTTGCTGCTCCGGCCGTGCCGGTTGCACCTGGCAAACCTGCTCAAATTAGAGCAATTTTAATATCAAATCCAATTGGTTCAGTCGCTATGCCTGGCGATATGACAACTAAGCAATTCAACGAATACGTTCTAGACCTCGATAGAGTTAAAGAATGGATTACTAAAAATGCAAAGGAGTCAGAACAAGAAATTTTAGACTACTTATCAGGCAAAGATATTGAAGTTAAAGACGCCCATAAAAAATTCACAAAAGCTGTACAGGCTGACGAATTTGGAAAAGCTCAAACTGTAATTGATATAGATTTTACTAAAGAAGGAGAACCTACTACCAAAGACATTAACTTAATATTTTTAGCATAATGCAGCTAAGTGAACTTTCACAAAATATAACTAACGATATCATTCGGTTAATTCAGCAAAATGTTGGAAAACCCGAAAGATATCGTTCTTTTGATTTAGAATATAAAGATCCAATTTATTTTGACTTAAAGGTCAACATTAAGATTACTGATACTCTGCATCCAACTAAGGACCTATATTTTAAAACAGTTCCGTCTGAGGTCTTAAAATTTGAAAAGTTTGGATTTGCAATAGATGGAGATTCATTTGGTGGAGATAACGAAGATGGAGCCGAGATTGAAATTTCAGTTGCAGTTGACCAAACCCAAATTAATTCACCAAAACTAAAAGCCAGAATTCTTGATGTTGCTCGACACGAAGTTGAACACATTTTACAAAGAGGCCCTAACTTTTCACCAGATCACAAAGTTAAAATACCCAGACCTATTACTAGGGAACTTGCAAAATCCAACTATCGATATTTTATCCTAAGCGACGAAATACCTGCACAGGTTAGCGGACTAGCCGAAGAGGCTCAGTTATCTGGCCAAACAGTAAGAGCGTGTGCAATTGAATACCTAACCCCATTCCTAGAATTAGGATTTATTACCCAGGAACAAATAGAAATTGTTCTTACCACATGGCAAGCCTGGGCATCTCAACATAATATTAAATTCGAGTAAAACTTTGGCAGTTTATTGGGTAAAATATCTATAATAAACTTAAAAAACCAAAGAAACAATGGATTTATTCAATTTAAACACCGAAGACTTTACCGCGCCGAAAGCCGGCACCGCACGTAGCGTAGATGAAAACCTCTACAACCCTGGACCAGATCAAGCTCAAAATGGAGTTTACCGTTCAGTAATCAGATTTATTCCTTGGATCGGGGATCCAGCTAAGAGTAAATACAAGAAGTATTATGCTCGACTAACAAACCCGTTGACAGGCGAAAGATTTACACTAGACTGCCCATCTTCACTAGGCAAACCGTCTATCTTATGGACGCTTGATCTAGAGCTTCGTAAATTAGCAAACGAAGAACCTGAAATCGTAAAAGAGATTCAAAAGAATTTCATGAGAGCTTACAATTATTACTCTCTTGTTTACATTAAGAAAGACCCGCAGTTTCCACAACTCGAAGGCAAAATTAAAGTGTATAGCTTTGGCTACAACATTGATAATTTGATCCAACAGGAGTTGAACCCAGAAGCAGAATTGATGAACATTAGAAAAATCAATCCTTATTCTATGCTTGAAGGAAAAGACATGGTACTTGTAGTAAAACGTAAAACTAAGAGCTGGAGAGATTACTCTTCTTCTAAATTTATGTCAGAAACAAGCCCATTAATCTTAAAATTAGATGATGGTCGCGAACTTCCAGTAAATGGCGAAGAAAAGGTTCAAACCTACGTAAAAGGATTCTTGGAGAAAAACTCTCCAGATTTGAGTCAGTACTTCTACAAAGAGTGGTCAGATTCAGACTATGAGAAAGTTGCAGAATTTATTAAAGCAATTATTCCTCATAAATCTATTCTTGATCAAGTTTTAGCAAACACAAGAGATGAGAGAATTAAACCTTATTTCTCAGCAATTAAATCAGCTCAACCTGTAAACAGAGTAGTAGCAGATGATTTAGATTTTGCTGCGCCAGCTAAACCAATTGCAAACAATGCGTTTGATGATTTTGATGCGCCAACACAAGCACCAGCTGCTCCAGTGAAAGCTGCTCCATCAAATGAATTTGACGATCTATTAGCAGATCTTTAATCTTTAAAATAATTTAAATACATGTCACAAGAACAAGTAAATACTGAGGAAACTCCTCAAGCGGAAGTACAAAAGACATATTTATTGTCTACTATTTCCTACACAGATAAGGCAGATTATGATAAGTTTCTAAATAATTTGACACCTGAACATGCTCTAATTGTATTAATTTCAGCAGCAAATCACGGACAACTTAAAGGAGCTTATAATTTAGATGAGGCTGAACTTATTGCAAAAGCAATTCGTACAATTACACCATCTGCTGCTCAAGAAGAACAACCTACAGAAGAACCTGCTCCTACTAAAGCAAAGGCTTCTGCTAAAAAACCTAAATAATGAATATAGTAATTGATGGAAATGCTTTTCTTAATGTCTCTGCTTCAATTGTCAAGAACATGCTTCATAAAGACAAGAGAATCGGCGAAAAGTACTACGTCAATGATCTATTGGATGATAGCAAGTTCTTGTTAAAACAACAAGCAGCTACAACATTTAGGAGTTTTGTTATCAACTATTTCAGCTCCATTGTTTCTCCTTTTAAAGGAAGCACTGGAGCTGTTTTCTTCGTTTTTGATTCTAAAAGCTGGCGAAAAGAATATATTAAGCAGTTTTTTAAAGATGACACGAG